ATTTGGCGCAGCACCCCAACTCCCTGATGGCACTCCAGTGACCTATCAACAGGGTGGTGTGTTATTCCTCAAGCGCTATTTGTACAAAGTGTATGGCCTTGCCTTCGCTTTGACAAAAGTGTTGGTGGAAGATGGCGACCATATCCGTATCGGTCAAGTTTATGCACGTCACTTGGCACAATCTTTGGTTGAGACCAAAGAGTTGTTGTCAGCAAACGTGTTGAACACAGCCTTCAACAGTGCCTACCCCGGTGGCGACGGTGTTTCTTTGATTAACACTGCTCACCCCATCGTTAACGGTACATTCAGCAACCAATTGGCTACTGCAGCTAACTTGTCTCAAACATCTCTCGAACAGATGTTGATTCAAATTCGCCAAGCAGTTGACAACAACGGTAAGAGAATTCGTTTGGTACCACGTCAATTGATCGTGGCTCCAGGCAACATTTTCCAAGCTGAAGTGTTGTTGAAATCTGTCCTACGTACAGGAAATGCAAACAACGACATCAACCCAGTTAAATCAATTGGTTTGTTGGACGAGGGCGCAGCCGTTCTGTCACGTTTGACAAACGCTTCCTCATGGTGGGTTCAGACAGATGCTCCCGAAGGCTTCAAGCTTTTGATGCGCAGACGTCTTGAGAAGACCATGGAAGGTGACTTCGAAACTGACTCTATGCGCTACAAAGCCACAGAGCGTTACGACGTTGGCTTCACAGACCCACGTTGTGCTTACGGCACACCAGGCGTCTAAGCCGAACGGGGTGCAGTTAAACTGCACCCCTTTTTTTAAATCTGATCAAGCTTTTCAAGGAGAAGATCAAAATGCCTCAATTTTCAGACGATCTATTCTTAGGTTCTGCCCCCACCTACATGGGGTTGACTAAAAACGCAAACGCGGTTGTTTTCACAGGAACAATTTCTTCAACTACTCTGACTGTCACTGCTCTCCAATCTGGAGATCAATTGGCAATTGGTATGTACGTTCAAGGTTCAAGTGTTACAGCTAACAGCTACATTACAGCTTTTGTATCTGGTACTGGCGGAACTGGCACATACACATTGAGCCAATCATCCACTGTTGGATCAGCCGAAACAATGTACGCATCTGGTAACATATCTTTGGGCGATCCATCCCCCATGCCTTTGGGAGTTGGGCCTCTTGGTCGCGTTTACATTTGGGACGTTGTTCCCGAAGCTTCTGCTACCAATAACATTTCTGTTGCCGCTTCTTATAGCACAGCAGGTAATGCAACATTGGCCGCAGGTACAAACACAACTTCTGTTGTTCGTTCTGACGGTACTACCGTTATTCAATTGGATTGCCCACGCGCAGTGAGCATCACAATTGGTACAGGTACGATTACCGCTACAAACGTGACAATCTCTGGTTACGATTACTACGGTCAAGCAATGACTCAAGTGATTTCAACTGGAACCACACAATCCACAACTGTGAACGGTAAGAAAGCTTTCTATCAGATTTCTTCTGTTGCTGTTGCAGGTAATTGCGGTGGAACAATTGCTGTTGGTACAACTAACATCTTTGGTTCACCCGTAAGAATTATTGATGGTGGCTACATCATTGATCCAGGTTGGGCTGGCCAAATCGCTCCTGATACAGGAACATTTGTTGCGGCTGACATGACTAACCCTGCTACATCAAGCACAGGTGATGTTCGTGGCACATACGCCCCCAATACTGGAACATACACTGTAAATGGTCAAAACCGTTTGGTTGTCTCCATCGCAGTGCCAGCAATCGCCGCAGGCCCCAATGCCACTCGTTTGGGTGCATTAGGTGTTACTCAAGCTTAATAGGAGGCTATCATGGGTCAATTTAAACCAATGGTGAAGATGTACACCGATGAGCCTTCAGTGATCCTGAAGCTCAAAAAAGGCGGTAAAGTACATCACAAAGGCATGAAAGCTGAAGAGCATGGACACAAATCCATGCACGAGGCTTCTGGTGGCATGATGCACGGTGCTCATCACGCCTTTGAAGCTGAGCATGGTAAGGCTCCTAAAAAGCCTTCTATGTCTGATCGTCGTAAGGCAATGAACCCCAACCAATACAAAAAAGGTGGGGAAGTTAAGCACAAGCTTGACGGTGGTGCTATGCCTATGGGTGCTCCCCAAGGTATGCCAGCCGTTCCCCAAGCTATGGCGAGACCAGCGATTGCAGCAATGACTCCTCAAGCTCGTATGGCTCGCGCCGCGATGGTGAGAAAAGCATTGACTGGCATGAAAAAAGGCGGTCACATGGGTATGGAAAAGCACATCGAGAAGTTGGAGAAAGAACTCCATCATCACGAGTCTATGCCAATGGAAAAAGCTCACAAGATGCACCACAAGGCATCTGGTGGCGCTATTGATCGTGACGAGACCAAAACAACAATCAAAGGTAACGCGAAGAAATTCGAGAAAACCATGGTTGTTGACGGTTCTAAGCACGACAAGCACCATGGTACTGGTGAGATTCATGAAGGCAAACCAGCAGGATTCAAGCGTGGTGGAAAAATCCATCACAAATCTGTTGGTGGCGATATTCCTTCAGATACTCACGAGAAGAAGAACCCAGGCAAGATCAAGATGCATGGCACCATTGAGGACAATGAGCATGACTACTTGAGCACTGAGATGCACTCAGCCAAGCGTGATAAAGCGCATAGTACTGGTGGCATCAAGGAGCAAAATGCTGGTGGATTCAAGCGTGGTGGAAAAATTCATCACAAAGCAACTGGCGGTGCTATTCCTGCAGCCACTATGAAGGGCGTAAAGGAAGACAAGCTCAAGCGTGGTACTTATGAGGGTGGAGACTGGGAAAACCGTGCTGCTGATACCTCAGAAGCTGGCGTAAAGAATCGTAGAACTGGTGAAGTTCATGAGTCCAATGCTGGTGGTTTCAAGCATGGAGGCCATGCCTCAAAAAAGCACTACGCCACAGGGGGTAATGTAGTCGATGATGGTAAGGCAGAAAAAATGCCACGCCATTTCGTCAGCCGTCCTGTGGCTAATAGTTTGCAATCTGGCACCTTTGCTAAAGGCGGAAAAGTTGACTTCTATTCTGATCTTGCAAAAAAAATGCAAAAAGATCCTGAGAAGCCAAATCTACGCCTTGTCAAAACCCACACTGGCCCAAAAGGTCACGTAGCTAAAGTTTACAAAGACAAAGACTATGGTGAGTACAGAACTAAGTTCTTTTCACCCGAAGGTAAGCATCACACTGAAGCTGATTCCCACACGGATGATTTAGAAGATGCTCACATGACAGCTATGCATGAAGTAAACAAAGGCTACAAGCGTGGAGGTCGTGCAACAAAAAAGTTTGATGGAGGTGGAAGCACTTCCGATGACCAATTTGCACAAAAGGCCAACCAAGACTATGCAAACTGGGAAAAAGCCCAACGTGCTGAAAACGAAGCAGATAAAAATATGATTCCCAATGCTATCAAAAGCGGAGTGAATGCAATTAAAGGTCTGTTTAGTTCTAAGGACGCTCCAAAAGCACCCGCCAAAAAGCGTGGTGGCTCAATGAGAAAGTGTTGAGTAAGATGGGAGGGCTTTGGCTCTCCCACTTTTTAAGGAACATATTATGAGTAATGGAATTGTTGCTTCAGTAACCCGTAGTGGTGCGTCTGAACCATTTGATTTGCAAGTTGCTCGCGGCCAAATATTGGGCCACAGCACTGTAAGTTTGTTTGGTTATCAGGCATCTATTACCACAACATCTATCCCAGTTTGGGAAAACGCGACAACTTACACCTACCCTACATCGGCAACTACTTTGACGGTGGCAAGTAGTTCTGCATCTGATGTTTCTCCAGCGCAAGTTTTGATCAGCGGCTTGGATGCTAACTACAACCCAATTTCAGAAACCGTTGTTTTGACTGGTGCAACTGGCGTCACAACAGTAAACAGTTATTTCCGCGTCAATAGTTTGCTAATGACCGGCGTTGCGTCAGGTCAAACATCTAATGTTGGCGTAATTACTGCAAAGCAATCAAGCAACATTCTTGCTCAAATCAATGCTGGTGTCGGTAAGTCACAAAGCATGATTTACACAGTGCCTGCTGGCAACACATTCTATTTAGATTGGGTTGAGGTCAACTCTTCAAACAGTTACACCGGTAGCACGTACCTAACTTACAAAGTTGTTGCCAAAAACAACAACACTGGTGTGACATTGAACGTGTTGCAACAGCCTTTTGTTGCTTTGTATACGGCAAACAGGTCATATGACCCATTTGCTTACGGTGAAAAAACTGATATTCAATGGCAGTTGGTTACCAACACCGGAACTGTAGCGGCAGGCGTTATTGTTACTGGTAAGTTAATCCAGAACAACAACAACGTCACTGGCGTAGGAACCTAATCATGCCTTTAATCAAATCTAAATCTAAAAAAGCCTTCAAACATAACGTGGAAGCCGAGGTACATGCAGGCAAGCCCATCAAGCAGGCAGTAGCGATTGCC